CCCCCTCATCAATAATCCAATGATCTATTTGCTCCTCAGTGAACGTTGCTCCAACTAATAGCGTTTTAAACGCTTGAAAGTATTGGTCTAAATCAATGTCCCAGTTGTCAAACTCGATTGACATTGTTGTGTCGTTAGTCGACAGACTTAATTTCGTTTTTTTATTTGTCATTGTCTTGTTGTTTAATTATTATATTCAAAATCAAGAATTTGTCCCACCAAATCACTACGGTGGTTTTCTTTTAACTTAATCCATTTAATACCATCTATTTTCTTAGATAAATCAATAGCAAAATTAAGCCCATTGTAGCTATCCTTGATGTCTTTTTGTTCATTATCTCCATTAACAATAATCTTACCTGTTTTACCGAGACGTGTTAGGATAGCAAGCATTTCGGCTTTTGTAAGATTTTGTGCTTCTTCTACCACTAAGATATCATCAATAGTTTTTCCTCTAATAAATTGCACGGGATAGGCTACAATTTTCTCATCCTTAACCATTGCTTGAATCTTAATTTTGTCAGCACATTTAACCAAGTTCTCTTGAAAGGCTTCTAAATAAGGATTAAACTTATCATCAAGACTTCCCGGAAGATAACCTAATGAATTCCCCACTTCAATAGTAGCACGAGTGATGAAGATATGATTACATTGTTTTTTATTCAAGAAATCTAGTGCCGCTAATGCACACACTAGACTCTTTCCTGAACCCGCCCTACCTGTGACGATGACAATCTGATTCTCTATAATTAATTTTCTAGCATCTTTTTGTTCTTCATTAAGAATAACATTATACTTGATTTCATTCTTACGTTCTCGATTTGGTTCTTTCATTATTTCAAGATGTTTTTACGTTTGTTAATTTGAATCAATTCAGAATAGAAATATATAGTCAAAGGAATAATTAATGATATAACATTCATTGCTACAAACTTCTGAGTAAATCCAAAAGAGAACCAATAATATAGTAGGTTGATTGTCCAAGATACACAAGCGAAGAATATAGCCGTATTTCTCTTTCCTATAAGGGTAAAGATTAATATACTCAACTCAAGGCTGATTGCGAAAATCCAAGACACAATGTAGTCTAATGTAGTAAGCCTACTGATAGAGTAGAACACCTCAGATGCGTGAGTAATCTGAGTAAGAAGTGCGAATGTAATTGTGGTGATGATTAACTTTCTCATTTGATTTTATTGATTATGCATTTAAATTAAACTTGTCTGCCTTTGCCTCAAACTCATCTGTGCCAATATAAGTGAGATGCATTCTTACCTCTTTCCAATACGATATATCTTGATTTAATTCGATAAGAGTTTCCATTATTTCATATACGCACATTAATGCACATTGTTTGCTATGGTAATTATTAGGTTCGTTATTAAAATTAAACCTGTCTAGTAGTTGTAACGCTTTGCTTTCTGGTGTCATTGTTTTTTTGTTTGATTAAATTATTTTCAAAGGTAATTCGGTATTTCCGAATAACCACTCTATTTAATTATTTAAATAGTTATTCAATCTTGTTACGATTGTTTCTTTTGTTGTCCCCCACAATCTGCTGAACGTGAAGGTTTTCATTTTATCAGAACGATAGTAGTCATCACTCATCTCAAAGAATTCAATTACTGCGTAGTGCGAACTGCTATTGGCTCTCATCACTAATAGGTTTATTGTTCCATCTAATTTTAGATACGGGATGCCGTGTAAGTCTAGATACTTCTGTATCTCTTTGCTTGCTTTAATTTGTCCCCTCATCGTCGTAGCTTAATAAAAAGTTCTTAATTACTTTTTCTTTGTAGTGTGCTCTTTCCCACTTGTCGTTTTTGTCTATGAATAAAATATATTCTGCATCCTCAAGTCTTCTATAGTTCTTATGAACATATAAATCAAACTTTGATAACATATCTTTCTTAGAATCAAGAATAGCTTTATTTCCTAAGCCCCCTTTCTCAAGTCCTCTTCTGTAAGCCTCCTCTATGGAGCTTCCCGTATCTGTAATTAAATCGGCAATTTCTTCTTTCATTTTTGTTTTGATTTATGATTAATTAACATATCAACGATGTATTGATATTCTTTGCATTCGATAACATTATATTTTTCTTGCTCTTCGTGAATGTGAACTAGGTAGCATCTCCCGATCTTAAGATTAGTATTCTTCTCAATAATATATTTATAAAGATTCAATTGAATAGAATAAGTCTCAAGCTCGCATTCTTGCAAGAAATTAATTGGTGCAAGCATTCTTTTCCTATACTTTGAAAATTCTGCAATCTCCTTATTAGTTTTATAATCCCATATTTGAAGCTCTCCCATTTTTTGATTCCAGAATAACCCGTCTACCATACCACCAATTCCTATTTCAGAGTCTCCTACCACAAGCTCTAATGCAATAGGGTTGAGAGCGTAACTTGAGTCTTCGTAGAACTGATGAAACATCCTAAGGCATTCTTTAAGCCTGCCCTCCATTAATCCTTCTCCAAACTCTTGCTCGTATAATTTGTAGTCAATAGGATACACTTTATTTTGCCAATAGTTTTCAGCATAATCATGCAGAAGCGTTCCTTTGGTCCTGGAGAAGTTTCCTTTAAAAGCCCAATCAGAAAGGATCTCTTCTACTGAAACACCTTTCTTTTTAGCAGATGACTTTGCCATATTTGCAGAATCAAACTTCTCCTTAAACGTGCCAATAAACCCGGTCCCGCTAATAAGTTCTTGCTCTCCAATATAGTATTTATGGAATTCGTCGTGGTACTTGACGTTTTTAAACTTGGCTAACTCTTTAAATACATTCATATTTTTTCTATTTCCTCCTTAACTTTATACCAATACATCATTGGCTCTCTAATTCCTTGTTCGTTACCGAATTTAATTATTTCATCGACTGCACTTAATGCACATTGCTTGGCAGATTCCCACCATTCTGCACCTTCTAATCCTTGTATTTTATCTAAGTATTTGTTATAGATTTCTTCTGCTTTTTGTTTAGGTGTCATATTTAAAATGGTTTAATTGTTATATCATCAAAATTAGGTTGAATCTTATTGATTGCTAAATCTTTAAATGCTACCTGGGGTTCCTTAAATCCAAATAATTCTGATTCTTCATCGGCAATCCTATTTGTTTTAACGTCAACAATTCTGTTAACATCGCCAACCTCTCCGTCTCTATTCTTAGCAATAATATACAATAGCTTGTTATCCATCTGAGCTACGGGCTGATTTGATTCTTTAGCTTCAACGTATTTATAATAATCGTCTCGATATAATAGAATAACCACAATTGCATCTTGCTCAATATTACCACTGCTTCTTAAATCAGATAACATTGGATGCTTATTAGCCCTGGATTCAACGCTCCGGGATAACTGAGATAACGCTACAATTGGGATCCCTAACTTGCGAGTAAGCTTCTGAATTTTATTCGATACGGATGATACCTGGGCGAAGTCACTTTGATCTTTGATTTGATTGTCGCGTATTAATTGCAGATAGTCAATAACTATTAGTCCTATACCATTCTTCCTACACTCCTTAATTAATAGCAAATTTAAATAGTTAACATCTCTATTATCAGAATCGTAAAACGAAATAGGTAATTGCTTAAGGACCCTAGCATTAGAATTTCTAATCTTAGTTACATCTTCTTTGCTAATGCGATTTGCTTTTAAATCAGAATACTTATAATCCTCAAATTCACTAGATATATATCTATAAACTAATGATTCTTTAGGCATCTCTAATGAAAGAAATAATACTTTAACACCCGTTTTTGATGCAGATTTCGCATGCTCTAACCCAGCAATAGTCTTCCCCATACCAGGACGAGCCGCAATGATTGTTACTCCTGGTTGCCAACCCCCTAAGACGTAATTAAGTTTACGCGAACCGGTGTCAACGCCCGAAAATTTAAGCACCCCAGCGTTAGCTTCCATTTTATCCATCACGGATTCATAGACATTGTCAAGGGAATATATTTCAGTTGAGAGCGGACCATTTTGAATTTCCGCCAACCCTAGTTCTACTACGCTCGAAAGCTTTGTTATGTCGTCGCCATTAGCTAGACTTTGTTGAATAGAGATTGATAAGTCATTAGCAATTCTCTTAACTTCTAATTCTTTTAGCTCACCGCAAACCTTAGGTAGCTCTACTTTGCCCTTAGGTAACAAACTTAGCAAATGCGATGGATCTACACCTATAGACAAATTCTTTGATTTAAGCAGTCTAAAAACATCGTAACGATTGAATACCTTATTGTCAATAGATAATTCAACCATTGCGTTAAATGATGCCTTAAACAACAAGTCTACGAAGCAGTTATCAGTTATAATCTTAGAAGCATCTTGAACCATGTGAGAATTCTCTAGTAGGTATGCAATAACATCCTCCTCTAGGAAAAAATCTTCAATTACTATTTTTTTATTTAAAGCCATTTGTCTGGTATGATTAATTCAAATTGTTTTTGATCAATTGGTTCTGATTTAACATTCAGATTGGAACCTACAATCTCATCTTCCCAAACTCTATTTTTTAAGTAACGCTCAGGGTCCTTTCGATAAATTATATCGGGTCTAGCTTTGGTGTACTTCGGAATCGCCAATAGACAATCATCTTTTTCTTTTTCTTTTAGTTTAATCCAACTAAGCTTTGCTTTTTCCTTCCCTACTTTCTTACCATATAATTCCCAAAATTCCTCAAATCGATTATTAACTATTTCTTCTTTTTTATTCTCTTTATTATTATCTCTCTTATTATGTAGTGAGTTCTCGGCAGAGGGGGGGTGAGAATTAGGCAGAGGGTGTAGTGAGTTCTCACTAGGGGTATGGTGAGTTCTCGGCAGAGGGGTAGTCAACTTGATTTCCCTTATTTCAACCTCTCCAGACTCTTTTTTCTTTAAATCCCTAGTAATAATATCCTTATCTTCTAAAGATTTTAGGTATTGCCTAACCGAACTTGCTGAAATTCCAATACATTCAGCCATATAAGAATTACTTGCAAAGCAATGCCCCTTTTGATGGGATAAACTTTGTATTAATCCAACCAATAATTTCTCATTAGCAGACAAATCTTTTCGCACCAATATCTCCGAAGAAATCACCGCAAACCAACTCATATTTCTTTTAATTTATTTTCGTAAAACTGAATTTCTTTGACTAATTCTTCTGCATTTTTTAATAAAATATCAAAGGCTTCCATTCCTGGAGTTGCAAATGATAATGCTTTTTGGTAGTCAGCCAGGTCCATTTGAGTATGAATCAGTTTAACTTTAACTACCGCCATAAATGCCATTAATTCTAGATCCATTGAAGATAAAAATGCCCAAGTCCTTGAGCTTGGGCGATAGGATTTTAGCCTATACTTTGAATCACATCCCTCAATGCAATTCAAAATATTACTCACAAATATAACTCAAATTATTTATCAAACAAATGACGTAATTTAATAATATTATTTGTTGGGACAATAATTCTTCTCCCTTCTTCTTTCGTTGGATGAGTAAAGATTAGACTTCTCATTTCGGGAGTACAATCAATATATTCACCTATAAAAGTATCTGAACCGTTTGCCCCAAATTTATATTCAATTTCATAAGAGCTATAGGGCTTAAGCATTTCTTTCCTAACAAGAGGATTTTCTACTGCATAAATATTAATAAGGTTTCCATGACGAGAAATAACCGTCGACTCAATTCTTTTTTCCATTTTTATTTGATTTTATATTTATAAATTTTAATTACTCTTCACCTTTGTACTTAACCAATCTACCACTTTTAGTGTATGGTCTTTTAAGCATATTATCTACATAGATATCACTAGACGTTTCTATGCCAAACTCTTCATACGGCACATGCCCTTTGATATAAACCTCTTTTTCTTTTATGGTAAGGTTAATCCATATTACCAATAAACATGTGATAAAAATGGCTATAGCAATAGCCTCTATTACAAATCTTTTTTTCATTTGATTTTTATTTGGTTTAAAATTTTGTTGAGAGCGGAACTTCCGCATGATTATGGTACGATTAATTTATATGCTATAAATAAAATGACATAAGATAGTATCGCCCAAAAGTAATCTGATTTAGTAGGCTTCTCTTTAAAACTCATCCTTGCAAATAATTTTATATTTAACATGGATTGAATCATCTTTATTTACCAGGGTGTTCCCTTCCGTTACCCTATAGA